CCGCTCTTTTTGACAAGAACAACTCTAAACGTATTGTTCACTGTATCACCACACTTTCATAAACAGGTCTTCGAGTTCTTCGATGATCTGCAGGTCAATGTTGACGAACGTGCTTCGGTATTCCTTCAGTCGTGCAGCGATGGATGCACCGCCATTCACGCCGGAGACATGTTCTAAATATTCGTCCGTACTTTCTGCATTTTCGTTGGACGTGTTAACATTCTGACTGTTTCCTGTTGCCTTGCTAGTTCCGCTGCCGGTTGCCTTCCCCGACCCATTGTTGGATACCATTCTAGCGTCCGTCAGATAGTGGTCATTCTGTAGGCCAGTCAAACCGCCTTGCGGGGTATCGCTGTACTTGTTGACTTCGCTCTCCGTGTTCGTGTTCGAAGATTCAGACGTGGTGGATGAATCAGACTCCGAGGACGTTACACCCTGACTGTCTGTCTGCGTCTGTTTCGTACCCTTGCCGATTTTCGTTCTTGTGAGATCAACGTCATACAGCGGATTGAACTCCAGCAACTCCGACTTGTACATCTGATTGTAGTACGGCATGATCTCCGACAACTTCTGATTCAGCCGGAGTTTCCAAAGCCCCACGGTTTCCAGTCCAATTTCTTCCGTGTAGTAGGCTTTGAGAATCTTGATTTCAAGGGCAAGCCGGTAATTCTCATCAAAGATGGGCCAGTCATCCGCGTTGAAGATTTTCGGTGCAGCCGCCTTCACGATTTCGTTAACCTTGCTATACGGCTGTGATTCCTTATAGCCAGCTTCGACCTCGCAGATATAGCGCAGCTGCGTTGTGTATTTACTCATCTTCCCCACCTCCGTCCGGCTCACCCATAAAGGATTCCGGCGTCACTTCCTCACGATAACGAACGGAAATACTTGTGCCGAACATCCGGTTAACCGCGTCGCATGCCTGCTCTCTCGCGATCAAGCCGGAGTATCTGCTTGCAATCGTGCCGCCCTGGTTTGCCTGAATCTCCAGCGTGTTTACGCGTTCCTTCTTATCCGCGCCGTGATTCGCAATGCCAAGCGATTCAAGGGCATCGTTCCAAATAGTCTGCTTCAGTTGCTGCAGAGCGGGGGCCACTAACGGCGCACCAGTCATCAGCACTTTCACATTATCAGCGATTCCCTTTTTGCCAAATATTACAGGGAAGTTTCCTTCATACTGCTTATAGGCGTTCTTCAGGGAAAGCAGGGTATTTGCGTCGGATTCGATTAGCACCGGCGTTTTCTGTGCTGAAATGTTGACGTCAATCGTCCTGTCGATATCCGCAAGCCGCCTAGCGAACATTCTGCACATATTAAGGGAAGGGCTGTGCAGCATGTTATTATAGCAGATAACCGAGTCTTTGTTCGTTCGCTCTGCGTGATACGTTGACACGGTAGATTTATCCGTTTCGTTGACGGAGCTAACGCCGGGAGTAAACGCCCTGCGCCGGATCGGAATCTTGTACACGTTGAACGGGCCGCTAATGATAACCGGGAGAGCCAGCATTCCGAGGACATCATCGTCAAAGAAAAGCGCAAGGCCATTTTTGAACAAGGTCAACTCAAGGAACCGTGCGTCCACGCTTTCCGGAAGATTGAGCCATTCGTACCGGGATAAGGACATCTCTAGCAGCCGATCATAATAAAAATTGTAGGTCAGCCGATTAAATGAATCAGCCGCCAACCACGCTTTGAAGCTATCACCCATTAACTCACCACCTCACTATGTCCCGGATTCGTTGCACCGGGGGAGTTGTCGACGGAATAATCTCCGAAATGTACGGTAGACTTCCAGAATGTAATTCCCCGGTCATACACTTCACAAATCCGCTTTTCTGCGCTTGCCGGGATAGAACCATCAATAGAACAGCCGTTTGTTTTAACGTAGTTGTAGAAGGGCCTTGTCCCGATATTCGGCTTTTTCACGGTATTCGTAGCATAGCCATATTTACGGAAATACATATCAACCCGTTCGGCAGCCTCTGCCGTTAGATGCCGGATTCCATAATGGAAAGTCATCAAATGCGCAGCCGCTAACAAGTTGTTATTTCCGCCCGGCGTCCCGGAATCCGCCATCGTGGAAGCGTCATATCGCCTAGCGAGAGCCCCGACGGCCTGTGATGCACCAACTACAGCACCAGCATAATTCTGACTAACAGCAGACATTAACGTCATGAGTGCCCCACCGATGAACTGAACTGCGTTAGCGCCGCCCTGCTGAGCTAACCATGCTTTGTATGTGTCGCTAGTCGTACCGCATTGCGGATAGCCGGATAACGTCATGCTTTCCGCGAAATTTCGACCCTGTACCGTTTTGAAATTTTCGGGGACCAGCATAACCGTAGGATTAGGCGAGTAGTCACCAATCAGCTGGAAATACAAATCATTCGAGGAAACGCCTGGCGTGAAAAGCTCCATAGGATAAACCTTTGTATTTCCGGTGTTGTTCGACACCCACAAACCCCAATACGGGGCTGTGTATAACTTCTTGCACTGCGGCGTGTAACTTTTCCGAACTCCAGCCGTTGCGGATTCAAAAGCTTCGTTGTAGTGACGTAGGAATTGCAAGCGGTAGTTTTTAACTGTAGATAATGTGTCGGGTACAACTGCGCCAATTTGTGCGAATAGTTCGGGCACAAGCCCAAATGCCACAATTGAATTGGCATCCACACCAGCGCCGGACAAATACGAACGGAAGGTATTAAGGCCCTGTTCCGTGAATGGCTGAGCGTATGCCCATAGCATCGTTGGGAGTCCGCTGACAACGTGCGGGCTTGTACCATCTGCCCACCAAGCCATCATCCACAAACTGGATAACTTTGTAGGGACTGTTGCGCCACTGAAGGTGTAGCTGATTTCGTCGTAATAGCTGATTGTGTATTCGTCAAAGCTAACCGGTTCGGGCACGAGGTTCTCTCCGATGTTATCAGTCAGCGGATGCTCACGTTCTACAAAAACATCCCGGATTTCGTAATCACCCAACCACGTCTGAATGACGTCGATTTCATAGGTAATCACGGAAGCGTCGTTTGTCACGTATTCGACATCCGTAATGAACGCATAGAATTTCTTTACGTTACCGGCGGAATCCTTGAAGTTCGTATTCTGGAAAATCAGGTAATTGCAATCGTATAGATTCTCGACAGCCAATTCAACCTGAATCCTTCCCGCCCCGTATCTTTGGTAACTGTAATCGTTTAGCGTGTACTTGATCCACTTGCTGAACGTTGCGAACTGATCCGTCTTGCTTCCGAAATACATTGTATTCTTGTAGTCCGGCTCACACGGGCAATCCTTGATAATATAAATCGTGGTATTCGGCACAACATATTCAGCCATTTTATCACCACCTTTTAAAATGTTGGAGGGGCAATGCCCCTCCGTTTACTGCTTTACGAGCGTCAGCGTGCTGCCGAGCACGACCGTGTTGTCAAGGCCGTTGACCAGCTTGTAAGTTGCGCCTGCCATCGTGGCGACCACGTCATACTTATAGCTTGCAGTCTGCGCGGACTTCGGCAGGATAATCGCACCGTAAGGATGCACGGCAACCAGCGCCTTAGTCATTGCCTCCGTCTGCACCAGCCGGAAGTTGGACGCCTGCAGGCTTGCCGGATCGGCACCAGTCAGCGTGTACACCTTGTTACCAGCCTTATCCTGCGAGTATCCGGTAACCGTCAGAACGACATTCGCCGGGGCGGAAATCGTGGCGCCATCATCGACGAACGCTACGGCGTTGCTGAACGGGGAGCTGGAGACGATCTCCCATCGGTTGTAGAAATAGTTGTTGTACAGGCCGCTGCCAACGTAAGCCTCAGACATCTCATTCAGCGTGTCGTAAAGCTGGAACCATTCCTGATCGACGAGAATCGCCTTGACGTCAGCCATCAGGCCGAGTTCTTCCGCGGTAACTTCCTCGATGACGGTTCCGGCCTCCCGGATTTCGTCAAAGCGGGCATTGTCGAACGTGGTGAAATCGTCGATGAGAACGAGCCTGCCGAGGAAATCCGCCTTTTCCATGTGGAACGCCGCCGCAAGAACTTCGACGTCGAACTTCGCATTATACTGCGCGTCCATGAAAATGTACTGATCTTCACGCGGAGTGACGGGCGTCACACCCGCCGCATTGTAGTCGTTTTTCATGAACGTCAGCATATTGGACGTGCCACGGAATGCGGTTGCTGCGTTCTTAGAATCAGCCGCGTCGAACGCGACGGGCTTCATCTTACCATGCGAAACGGCCTTGATGAGCAGGTACTTGACGAGCAGGAAATCATCATATTCGGCTGCACGGATAACGCTGTCGATGATTCTGGAAATCATGTCCTCAACGCCGGAAATCGAAGTGAACGCCTGCCGGAGGTTTTCCCGCTGGACGGTAACAGGATACTGAACTTTCCAGTTGATGGCATGGAACGCGGACCGAACGTCCGGGATCGTGCGCTTGAGTTCGCGGGAAGCAGCCTTCTCAGGGGAGAAGTCCCGCGCTTTCGCGATCTGCACGAACACTTCCTCGACCGTCTCGCCGGTTTCAAGGAAACCCTTCTTGAACATCCTGTACGGGTTGTTGAACGTGGCGGACCGAATTCGGACAAATGCGATCTGATTCATAAGGGCGTTCAGGAACTCATTGGCAAGATTCGGATAACCGTAGAAGACGTCACCGACCTGACGGACGTCATAGTTGGTTGCGACTTCGGGGACCAAATCCTGATACTGAGCGGACGCATTCGCACGGATGGTATTCAGAATATCAATCGTGGAAGCGTTCAGGGTGGACACTGCGATTTTTCTAGGCATTAAATCATTCCTTTCATAAAATCATAAAATTATTCAGTCTTGAACAAGTCCGCGTAAGTCCTGTGTTTCGGTTCCGGGTCAGTGTCCGGTTCCTGGTCAAGCTTATCAGGCGGATTGTAAAAGGTGTCTCTGTATTTCTGTCTCCATTTCTTATCGTTGTCTGCAAGCTGCTGCTTGTAGTCAACATTCTCAGCGCCTGCATCTAGAGTGTCGGAGACGTCTTGAAGAAATGCAAGCGTATCGTCGGAAGTGTCATCATTCGGAATGAATTTCTTCAAGCCGTCAAGAACTTCCTGCTTTGTTTTGATTGCCACAGTGTTACCTCCTCATGTCCAAGCATTCATGGGCATCCAGATTTTCAGTTTTCGGGTCGACGGTGTAGGCGTGGGAGGATGCCCCGTGAAATATTCGTACCAGTAAGCGGCGTCGTCGCAGCGGTTCCGATATGAACCCGCTGCGGCCCAGTCCGCGGGTTTTTCGTAGCACAACTCAAATGCGCCTGTAAGGTTATCAAGCGTAATTTGGCTACCACCCACATAGCCCAGTTTGAACTGTTCGAATGTGATATAGTAGAAATTGCGGATATCAACTCCTATTTCAGCGAAATTATCATTGTAATAGTCGAAAAGCCCGTGTGACCAATTCTGCGGAATCGTGTCCCGCATATAGGCCGTCTGAGCGGCGCCGTCCAGTGGACTGCCGGGACGATCTGCGAAATTAGGCTTATATCCGTCCGCTGCGTATTTGGTTGAGTTGGTGCTGTTAATGTAGGTATTTGGTGGGGTAAATCCGGGAATGCCGTAGCCATGTTTATCCGACGTTGCCCACTCAGAGAACTGTGCTACCGTCGGGATATTATCACCCTCCCAACGCCAAGGGTTCAACCCCGATTCACCTGCGCCGTTTCCAAGCATAGCAGCGATAGCCCCGATAGACCAACCAGCCGCCGCCATAATGTTCGCCATCTCTGTGGCGTTTTCCAGCCCTTCAGTGCTTGTGCGGGAATAAGCCCCCGTGGCTTTCGCATGCCATGCCAAGACTTTTCACCACCTTTCTTTATTGAGTTGTTTTCACAACAAAGGCCGGGTAGCCTGCCGCGATTAGCTTTTCTTTCATAGCCTCCGCATAATCGCGATTTTTGAATGCCCCGACCTGCACGCGGTAAATTTGAGGCTCCGCGTGGGTATCTTCCGCTTTGTACTGCACACCAAAGCAATCACACACCCCTCTTGCAATGGCGTCTGCAATTACATCAAGATTGTGGATGATCCAATTTGCGACCATAGGCACATCATGGAAATCGACCTCGACATAAACCGTAGGCGCCTGCGGCGCGTGGATTTCGTAGAGCTGCGGCTGCGCGGAAATGTTGGAACTAGTGCCGGGAGTAACGGCGTCGAGCTGTTTGAAAATCTTCTTGCTGTACTCATAGCCGAGCTGGCCTTCAACGGTTCGCATGCACATAACCCGAGTGCCGGATACAGTGCCGTTAAAAGCATTGCTGTGCAGCGGCAGGTGCAGGTCTGCCCCCCATGCGTCAGATTGATTACACTTGTTTGCCAAGGTGCTCCGGTGCACGATCTTTACTTCAAAGCCACACCGCTGAAGGATCGGAGCCAGCTTTTCCGCAAGCATTCCCATCTGTTCTCCTTCGTTCGTGGTGCCTCCAGCATAGGTGTTTTCAAACTGATCGGACGGGCTGAGAAAAATCTTCTTAGCCATGGTTCAGCTTATCAACGAGCTGCTGCATCACCAGAGTGTTGTTCTGGATTGCTTTGGCGAGTTCGGAAATTTCATCCTTGTGCTTCTCCTGAATCACCTTAATATACCAAAAGCACATAAGGGATACACAAATAGGAAATCCGACCTGCGTGATAATGTTAAGAACGGTCTGAACGTTAATAGCCTTTCACCTCCTTTAATGGAATCCTACTATTATTATATCACACCTGTTCCTTTTGTCAATTGACAAAAACACAAACATGTGTTATAATTGTAATAGAGGTGTATTTGTATGGCGTACTACGACGGGACAAAGCTGCTATCTATGCGGGATATCAATGGTAAGCGACCTGAAATCTATCTGTGCACGACGAACAGAACCGGTGGTAAAACTTGCTATTTTTCGGGTATGCTTGTGCGCCGCTTCAAAAAAACGCGAGAAAAATTTATGCTCATCTATCGATACAAGTATGAGCTGGAGGATTGCGCAGATAAATTTTTTAAAGATATCAAAGGCATTTGGTTCCCGTCAGACAACATGACGTCAAGGCCTATGGCGGTGTTTAAAAAACTTTACTTGAATGACGTCGAATGCGGATACGCGGTATCCGTCAATCAGGCTGAAGCTGTCAAAAAATATGCACACCTGTTTTCTGATACCGGCTCTATGTTCATGGACGAGTTCCAGAGCGAAACGAACACGTATGTTCCGAATGAAGTGAAAAAGTTTATTTCCATTCACGCGTCTGTTGCACGTGGGCAAGGCGAACAAGTCCGCTATGTTCCGGTTTACATGTGCGGTAACCCGGTTAGTCTGCTAAATCCTTATTATATCGAATTAGGTATCGCTGAACGACTACGGAAAGAAACACGCTTTCTGAAGGGTGACGGATTCGTTCTGGAGCAAGGCTATGTTGATTCCGCAGCGGAAGCGCAAAAAGGAAGCGCATTTAATCGGGCTTTTGCAAAGAACGATTATGTCGCATATGCAGGACAGGGTGTTTACCTTAATGACAACGTTGCGTTTATAGACAGGCCGGAGGGCGTTAACAGGTATATCGCAACGCTCCGGTATTGCGGGAAGAACTACGCGATCCGGGAGTATCCGCATCTAGGTTATATGTACTGTGATGATAAAGCAGATGATTATTACCCTGTCCGCATCACGGTAACCACGGAGGATCACGAGGTTAATTATGTGATGCTCAGACGTTCTGACGCAATGCTTAGTCAGTTCCGATATTTCTTTGAGCTAGGCGCCTTCCGTTTCAAGAATTTATCTTGCAAGGAAGCCGTCCTCAAGGCGCTTGCTTATTAAATAGGTATCACCGGAGACTATACGCTCTGCTCTGCCCGGATCACACGGCTGAAATTACGCCGCCGGGACAGTTACGGATATCGTGAATCCCTTTGTGTAACTCTCCGATTTTGATACGGCTCCCACATAAGTGGGAGCCTTATTTTATTCGTTTGACAAATCCTTCAGGATTCCGCGGATGATCTGCAGGCTATTAGTCGTCCACGCGGCTGCTTGAAACGTGTCCCCACTGAATACCAGCGTGTTTGCTCCATTGATTACTTTTCGTAGTTCTTCCAGCCTCTGGTATAACTCCGTTTTATTCATCCTCCCGGCTCCTTTTCGCATAGTTGAGCAATGTTCTCGCAATCAGCTCCAGAACGAGGTTGTCATCACAGCTGACAGCATAGGCAATTGCATCTGCTTCTGCGATCGTTCTAGTGCAGCTTTCAAGCACGTTGCGCTTCAGCATTTCCATTTTCTCTGCTCTGATTTCCTCCACGTTTTTCGCGCCCTTGATCTTTACAATTTTCACCTTCATTGTTATACCCCCTTAATATATTCAGCTCTGATTTCTTTGTAGCTTTTCATTTCCAAAGTGGTCATACTTGTTACATAGTTCAGCAAGTCATACCAAAATGGAAACTGATGCTCCACTTCACTTCCGTCTTTGCGTACGACGGTTAACTTAAACTGCATTCGCATGACGTTTCACCTCCATCTGTTCTCGCAAAATGCATTTTTTAACGGTTTCATCGTCAAGCCCTAGGCATTCGCATAAAAAGTAATACCATTCGGACTTAAAAAACTGTGCGATCTCTGTACGATTATGCGAACGAGCATACATAGACTTGTTACCGCGCTCTTTACTTCGAGGTTTCAGCTCTTTGCTGCAACGTACATAGTCTTGCACGCCCACCTGAATAATCGCAACGGCTAGACGCTTAGCCTCCATGTCTGTCATTGTTATCACCTCATTTCATATGTTGTCGCACACAACAGCACCCCGCCGGGAATCGTTCGAGGGAGCAGCTTGCCGGGAACGGTTAAGCCTAGTTTAAAATCCGTGATCTCTCGTTTCTCACGCAAGAAGGCAAGCTCTTCAGGCCGGTACTCACTTTCGGGGTCATCTTCCGTTGGCTTCCATCCCTCAACGGATTTCAAAAACAGCTCTTTGCAATGTTTCGGCATGCCCGCGCACTTCACATCGTAAAACGGTTCGTCAATGACTTCCCCATCCTCGGACGTGACGTGCTCTATGTACGTTTTCTGCCGGACAAATAGCCCCATATCCCATCCACTTTCCAGCTTCCAGCAACAAAAATCACGGTCGTGGATTTTCATGCCGCGAACGGCGTCGCGCGGGATATCCATGTGACAACTGTCGGTATCCGCATAGATAAAACCCGGCTCGTCTGGTCCGTAATAGTTGGCCTGCGCCGCCCGAATTGTGAAACAGCGGGCATAACTTGTAATAGCTGCGCCTACGGGAATATACCCCGGCTTTTTGTCGTGGGCCTCTACGATGGTATACCCGATACTGCGATCCGGTTTTTGGTATGCGACCTTGAAACTGCTATCGTCTCCAGCTGCTAACTTGCCATACAGGTGATTAAGATACAATTTAGCTAGGGTACGTTTCGCGCCTTTTGATTCTTTTTTGATTTTGGCGTACTTGTCAATGTAGTCGTCAAACAAGCCCTTTGCCGCGGTAAAATAGCAGCCGTCAAGAATCTCAAAATCCGTTAACTCGTAATGCTCTTGCAGCAGCCGGAAATCCATCTCTGTAAGCGTCAGCTCTACTATAGCTTTCCGTCGTTCCCCATCGGGAGTTGTTATCCATTCGCACAATTCACCTGTTCTGCGGTCGTAGACGTCTGATGTTTTTAGGGATTCTGTGCCACGATACCAGAAATTGCCTTTAATCTGAACAAACGGCAGCTTATCAGGCTTTATCCGAAATCGCGTGCGGATTCTCACATAAAAGAAACTGTAGCTTGCTTGTGCTGCCGGAGGTATGAGATTCCCCCGCCAAAAGGTTGGCATTCCTATTGGATACTTGTTTCCTGACATGCTGTGCATCATGCTAGGATACAGTGAGTTGACATCTGCCGTCGTGCCGTTATGATAAACGATATTACGCTTTTCCGGTACGACATAGCACCAGCCGCCCCGGTATGCTTTGCGGATATAGGCGTCCATCGTCTTAGCGCCGTATACTTCGGGTAGCGTCTCTGACGTCAAGTCCGGGAACCACTTTTTATAAAAGGGATATCCGACTATTTTTTGATATTCAGACAGACAGCAGCTTCCAATCGTGAGTTTCAAGTGCCCATCAGCAACCATGATTTCAAGTGCTTCCTTTACAACTAACACGTCATTTGCGATATATTCACGTTCTTTCGGTGTGATCTCGCAACCGGGGTAACGGAAGCCCTCATACTCCATGTCTAATTTTTGATGGGCCGTGCCGAAACTCTTACCGATCTCTTTAACAGAAAATGGGAGAAGCTTTAGGCTGTCCCTAAATTCTATGTATCTGCCGTCAATTTTGACACAGATTGTATACCATGCGCCCATGTCAGAAATGCTATATCTGATTGTACCGTTTTCCATGTCTTTTTGTCTCTGAAATCGCACCTGCTGTACATCTTCCACATCATCAACAGCTTGTTTGTAGCCAGCTTGAATCAATAAGAAGTCCAGCCAGAATGCGCCGTCAAATTTTAAGTTATGGAAATAGCAAACGATATCCCCCGCGATCTTACGAAGACCTGCCCAGCAGTCCGCAATGCTGTGATAGATTTCAACATCCTCGGTAAACAACGGCACAATGGCAGCCGCCCAAACGGCGGTATCTTTTTGCCCCTCATAGACGGTTGTCTCAAAGTCCCCGACCAAAAAGGTCTTAGCCCGGCTTTTCAAACGGCATCACACCACCGCCCCTTAAAAAGTCATCCATGCTAATGACACCACCCTGCACCCTTATCATATCACCGGCGCCTGTCGTGATCTCAAGCGTCGTGTCAACCGGTGCTCCGCGCTCCGCGTCATAGTAGCCACTAGACATACCTCGCACGGCGTATTCATTGCTAAAACTTGAGCCGTCGGCCGCCGTGTAATACTCGGCTTCTTCCGCAAGTGTTTCGCCTTTACCCGGTGAGTAATCCGCAAGATTTGCGTCTTTGCCCATAATGATCCGCACAAAACGATTCAGATTAAACCGGGCTTCTTCAGCCGTATGATAATATTTGTAGAGCATCTCGTCGATGATCTCTTGAAGCTCTACACCATTGTTTTGGATTCTTCTAGCTAACTCCGCTGCACCTAATTCTGATTCCGCCGCGTTCAAAACGCGTTCGAAAAAATTGTGGTATTGAATTGCAGTTTGTTTTGCAACATCGTCCCAACGATAGGACGGAGTAAATGCAATTAGTGGGTCTTTTAGATTGTCGATGATATTTTGATAACCGGCTGCGCGTGCTTCCTGACGCGATTGTTCTGCTTCCCGCTTCGCTACTGCCTTCTGCGCTGCTTTGGATGCTCGGCGTTCGGCTGCGCGCTCGGATTGCGCCTTACGTCGGGCTTCCGCACGTGACATTCGTTTATACGCTGCACGCATAGCAGCTTGATAATTCTGCTTTTTTCCACCAACTGTAATCTCTCCGGATTTTGTCGGCATCCACTTTCCGCCACGCTGCGGAGACGCCGGGACTTGTTTGCCGCTATCATCCGTGTAGTATGCGCGGCTATACAGTTTTTCCGGAGTCAGCTTCTTCAGGCGCTCAACGTCTCTTTTTGTTGGCGTTGGTTTTTTCTCCGGAATATCGGTTAAAAACGTGAACCCGCGCTTTTCGGCTGCGCGCATAAAGCGTTCAATGCGGCGCAACTCTTTGTTGTATGGTGCCAAATTTTTCGGCGGTTCCGGAGTTGCCATATCATCACCCCCTTATTTAGGATTAGGCCCGGCTGTTACACCGGGCCTTGTGGATTTACTGTGCGTCAGAGTCGATACACGGGACGCAATCGCCCGGGGCGGTCGAGAAAGTGGACTTTTCGCGGGTCAGAGAGCAAGTGATGAAATCCTTGCCCTTGTAATTGTTACTGGCCTTTCTGTAGACCTTGATGTTGAAGCCGCTGATAATCCCGGCATCGCTCAGCTCGGCAACGATGTTCTCCAGCTCGCGGCGGAACGTCGCGCCGCCACAAACGAACTTGCGGCCCTCCGGATCGATCACAACGCATTTTTCATAGTCCTTGTCCTCAGACTTTTCGTTGTGGATTCCGAGGATCAAGTGCTTTTCGTACTCGATCACGATCGGCTCCTGCTGCGTCGCTTCGTCAAGGGGAATCGCATCCCCCAAATCCTTGCACATGACGCGCTCGTAGGCGTCAAATTCTCCATTGGACTCGATGATCTTGCAGGTGTAATTCTGGTTAGCCATAGTTATTTTCCTTTCTGCCTGTGTTTTATGAGTCGGCGGCTCTGTTATTTATGTAAAGGGGTCTGACCCCATTTACAACTTGTTTATAACTTGTTTAAGGTTCTGTTACTGCATCCCCCCACACGTCCCATCCTGCTGCCGTCGTTCTCGCAAAAAGTTCGATGCATGCGTTATCCGGACCCATAAGCTCCAAAATTTTATCGCGTACTATGTCCGGTTTTCGTGAATGATCACGAATCGGGGCAAAAATAAGTTGACTCACGGCACTATTCACTCGGTGCGGCTTACCTTTTACGCCGATCAGACACGGCTCAGTGTTGCCCCTAGTCCAACCACCAAGGCCAAAAAAGTAACCCGCACCTTTTCGATTTTGTTTTACCCATTGAAAACCGATAGTTTTATACTTAAACCCCCACGCCTCAATTACTTTCAACCCTTCTTTTAGCATAGGGTAAGTTGTCCAAAGGAAAAGGACGCAATTATCACTAGCTAGATCCTGCACTGGCAAATTACAAATATCTTCAAGCTTCATCGTGCTATAATGACTTTCGGCACTACCCGAACAACCGTTATTTTTATAGCGCCACGGCGGATCTGCGTATATAATGCTATATTTTTTATTCGGAAATGGTATCATCATTCTCAGTTTTAATGCCGTCACGGCAATCATAAATCACAGCGTGCGCGACAAATTCCGGGATGGTCATCCGGTATATATGCGTCTCCGGCGACGCAACTTTCACGACACGCAGCGGTTGAATGTGCGGTGGTAGCTGCGGACGAATCACGCGCAGGCGCTCAAGGTCCGTTTTGCTACCGAACGGAATTGTCACGGTCAGGGCTTGCACCCTACCGCTTTCTTCGTTTGCTGCACTGATCGTCACGTCTTCCGTGGTGATCGTGCGCGTGATTGCGGGTTTGCGGGCCATTATGCCCCACCCCTTTCTAACATTCCGATCAGCAGGGCAGCAAAAAATGTTGCCGCACCGCCAATGATCAGTATTTGCACTAAAACCTGTTTTATGCTATCAAAGAACAGCATGGCCCCTAAAGTCGGGGCGTAATTGCTGAATACATCAGATATCGCGGTCAACAGTCCGATACATGCAAGGCTTACAACGGCCCATAAAATAACGTTCATTTAACCGCCCTCCGGCAACATACGACATTTTGTTTGCTGTATTCTTCACGATAACGGGACCAGTGTTCGCAACGCTTTTCAAGACGAGGCATGTACAAGTCCGTTTGTACATGCCCATCGACAGATGAAACAACATGTTCATATATCTTCAGAATGAAAACCACGTCCTTATCATAATGCCTGTCTGCTTCTAACAGGGCATCAAGCACCGTTTCAGCCTTTAGCGGAAAGATTTCCTCATGCGGGAATTCACCGATTCTCCGCTCAATATAAAGATAAAATTTCATTTTTTCAGTTCTCCTTAGCATGCCAGCCCATCCGCAAGCGCATACATTTAAACGCTTTTTCAGAATAATGTAACCTGTATAATTCGCGTACTCTCACATCAACTACTCGCGGATAAAATCCCGCAAGCGTTTTGTATGCCGTAATTTCCAGACTACAAAATATGCGCGTTTCGTCCAATTCTTCCGAGTGGCACATAGCTTCAGCGTGCTTAATAAAGATAGGCATAGCCTGAATGATCTCTCCCACATTTGGCATCCGCTTGTAACCACATAGCCAAAAGCCAGTTATCATATCATTCAAATACCACTTCCCGCGCACCTTGTGACACCCAACCGGCCACGGCATATTTCCGTCTCCAAGGTCGACGCTAACGCCGTACCCATTGACGATCCCATTCTCGGCGCGGTAGGTGCACTTTACCCACGGGGCTTTATTCGTCGTCTTTTGCATTTCGGTTCTCTCCTTTTTCTTCAATAGACGTCCGTCCATTTCGTCCGGCCCGTCTGGCGGTTATACTCACCGACCGCAGCAAGCTCCACGCGGCCGTCAAGTAACCGAATGTAAATATCCGGGACTCTCAGCCGTCCGAGATAATAGCGGTTACGTGTTGCCCACGCTTTCGCCGCTTTTAAGCTGTCTGTCTCAAACTCTACAACCCATTCGTATTTCACGGGTTCCTGATAGCCAATAAAATAGGTTTTCATTTCTCTTATTCCTTTCGTTTTTGTTTTTCTTTATTCTATCACATGTTTTTCAGTTTGTCAATGACTGTAACACGTCATTGACAAAAATTTATCATCTTTTTTCCCACGATTTCGGAGTCACATCAATATGACAGGGCGTCAAGGGTCGACACTTCTGGAATTCTTTTAGAGCTGCTAGAGCTTTCCACCGTTCTTTCCCGCCCCACTGTTGGCGGGATAATACAAGCGGCTTGATGCTCTTATCAGAGTACGCCCGGCGCAACTCCATAACGTAATAGATGCCGTTGTAACGTGGCTCCCGTGTAAAATATAGTTCCTCTTGATAATCCGATACAAGTATCTGTTGCGCACGGGTATACAATTGTGCTAGATAGCCCCGCGCGTCGGCTGCTAGGCTTTCGGCCTGCGCGATAGCGTACCGCGCAGCCCGCTCCGCATATTGCAGCGCGTCAAGATCGTGGAGTTCGTCCGGGTGCGTGGCGTACCACGTCACCCGGTGTTCTTGTGGGCGGCTCATGCTGTCAGAGCGGCGCGGCCTGCGCCCGTAAGAAGTTCCGCGCCGTACTTGCTGCGGATTTGGTCAAGAGTTTTTTTCCCGTTGCCAATGGGCGCAGCGTCTGCCGGGTGCCAATACCACGCCTTTTTCCGCGATGCAAAGCAGAATCCAGAGGCGCGGAGTGTCGCGCGATGCGGGTACGTGTTGCCCGTTACCCACAGCCAACACCCGCAAAGCTCTATGATAATGCCCTGCAGGTGCAGAAGGCTCTCCACGGCTGCGCGGTATGCGTCCGGGGTTTCCCCCGCGTGCGGCGTTCCTCGCTTGAGTTCGTCAAAGCGCAAATCATATTCATTGTTGATTGCTTTCATCGTTTCGGCGTTCCCGCCAACGTCGGGATGATGCAGCTTGATCAAACGGCGATACTCCGCGCGGAGTTCGTCCAGATTTTCGCACTTGTTAAAATATGTCATGTTCGTTTCTCCTTATTGTATTGTTTTCCGGCCTGCCTCGTCAGCGCGTCGCGGCCACTCGACGCGGACGCCCGAAAAACGGGCGTTTCGGCTTTCAAAATATGAAATCGCGTAACCTTGAAATTACCCGGCTACACTCTGCCGCCTGTTGATTGTGGTACGCCGCAGTATCGTTGTCCCCATCGTTTTCAGCTTTTTCCGCCCGTTCCCTTTCATCCATTGCCCTCTGCGCTAAAGCCGTTAAAATAGTTTCAACGTCCCGATAAGTCAAAATGTTTTCTTTTTTCATTGTGTTTTTTCTCCTTTGTTTTGTGTTTTGTGTTTGTTTTGCTGGACTACGCCCACATTATAACCGGTTTTCCGCACTTTGTCAATACCCGTAACGCGTCATTTACAAAAATTTTTGAAAATTCTCAAAATCGGCATTGTATCCCGCGGCAGATGTGATACAATATAATTGTAGTTGACTGTATCAGCGTTACAACGGACAGCCACCCCGGCAGGAAGCCGGACTAAATATAACGTGACATATCCGTAATGTAACATTAGTATTATTACTTGTCGACATATAAAACAGAATCTCGGTATATAACATGACGCACTTAGTACACCATTTGCACCGTAGTGGGGAAAATCATGTACCGAGAAATGCCTAT